TCCACATACTATCCCTTCTTTGCTACTAATGCTAAAACCGTAGTCATATCAATACTGTACGAAGGCACAATTTCCGTCTTTGGATCAGTTACCCGGAACTTCACTTTAAATGTGACTGAATCACCATCTTTAGTTGAATGGAAGTCATAGTCACTTGCTCCAAGAAAGTATAAATTCCGTCTTCCGATATTGGTATGTGGATTATACACCTTCAAAGTGGCACCATTGCCATCTTCTCCAATCAGGTAGCCTAAAAATGAAACAACATTATCATAGGCGGTTGCCATTTCACCTGTATAACATATCCCAGCTTCAAGATCATAAGCCTTTAGCGGTAATACGTCAGGAATAAAAGTGTCCTCTCCGTCTTCGTCAGCCCAATCACGTTTAGGCAAATCCTTCGTTTCAGGATACAATTCAAATGGAAAATCGGTACACACCATCTTCCATTCAGTAAGAAGGTCTTTCACCTTCGCACCGTCTGAAGTCTTCTGAAACAATATGCTATATGCCTCTACCATTACCTCGTTTTGTATGACAATAAAAAAAGAGCTTGCTATTGGGGCTATTAAACTCCAATAACAAGCTCTTTTGGCTTTTATTCTTTTTATTACGCTACAAAACTATATATATTTTCTATTATTTCAAAGATAAATATGAATATTTTCTATTTCTGTTATCAAACATGTGGATAAATTTGGCATGTATTCTTTTTTATTAATACTTTTGCAGTTACATTAAAATGAATAAAAAATGTTTTGGGCAATACTTTGGATTATAATAATAGTTATAGTCATGGTAATATGTTTTAGCGTGTGTGGTGGCTGGTTCTATGCCATTATGTGGGTAGTAGGTATTGCATTGACGTTATACTTTGGAATTAAACATGAACTAAAAAAATAAACAAATGAAGCAAGATATAATATATATATCATCTCCGTTCAATACTATAAAAAACGAAAATGGAGGAAAGGGCATCTTAATACTACATAAGAGAAATAAGAAGATAAGTATAGAAGGAACCTTTTATAAATTTTCAGATATTGATAGTTACGAAATAGCAGAAGAAATCATTCAAAAACAAAATCCATCCCAAACAATTATAAAAACGAATACCGGAAATATGGCAAAGAGAGCTATTATTGGTGGAATTGCTTTTGGGGGTATTGGTGCTCTTGCAGGCGCATTAACAGCTTCCCAAACTATTGAGACTAAAGAAGAGCCTGTTTTGCAAGCGATATTCAAAAGAATTTTTATTAAACTAAAGTCCGGGGAAATGATTGAAATTAAAGGGCAGACGCATAGCGAACCTTACTTCCTGTATTCAGACTCCGAACAATGGAATAAATATGTAACAAGATATTGCCAATGGATTGAATTTGCAATAAACAAAGCCGGGAACTAACCCCGGCTTTCTCTCACTAACACTTCCCCTTCATATTTCACATGGCAGTTGGAACCATGAAGGTAAACATATACTTTTGCGACATCTTTCTGTTTGATTGTAACTTCAGCATCATCATACAAATTCACAAATATCTTCGAGAATTTAGAAGCATCAATATGTATTTTACTCGTATGCCGGACGTATATATCACATGAAGCATATCCATCAAAAATCAATGCACCTTTGCAATCCCCGCAAATCACGGCTTTATGATTAAGATTCACTCCACCAACCGGACAATCTACAAAGATGTTATTTCCCTTCAAAAGTTCCGGTGAAAAAGATTCTTTAATAAACTCATTTGTCGGATAGTTATGCAAAATTGCAAAATCAATTCCTCGAAGCCACATTTCGATCAATTCCTGTTTGTTACGATTTTCACTCCAATCATTTGTCCATTGCTCACATAATCCATAGAGAATGGCTTTCTCACGCAATTTTTTATTCAGTTCATCCATAATCATCTCATTTTAAATAGAAACCACGATTTTTATCTATTCTCGCTCCGCTTAACATATCTCTGATTTCAGTAACCAATGCTACATTATCAGCCGTATTTTTAGCAATAGTTTTAAGTTCCGTAAGCTGGGCTTGGGCAATCATATTCATTTGCGGGTAGTATTCCTCAATAAGCTGCCTTACGAGAATCAATTTTGCAGCAACATCAGCGCGTATAGCGTTTATGTATGAAGCAAGTAAGTTAGCTGTATCTTCGGTAACACCTTCAATGCCTTTGCTTAGACCGGAGCTTTCGGCTTCTTCCTTCATGCTGACTCCGTATTTCTTCTCCATATACTCATTCAGCTTATCCAGTGCATCGTAGTAATCATCAGTCTTACTACTAACACCCATCAGATAGTCCGCGATACTTTCAAGCTCGCTGTCGTCAAGTGAAAAATCACTTCCAAACATACCGCCCATACCATCTTCACCAAATAGCATAGTTTGAAGGTTTTTCATGGCTGGTTCAAGAATGGCAAGTTTCAGAACAGAGTTCATCACATCACCCATGATTTCCGCAGCTTTCTTCTTGAAGGCTTCGGCACCATCTTCCCCTTTTTGCCATGCTTCGTACAAGGCATCCCCCAACTGTGAAGCCCAATCTTTCAGATTAATTCCGTATAGAGAATCCGCAGCATCCTCGGCGAAATCCTTAATCTGTTGCTTCAATTCCGCAATCTGATTGTTGTAATCTTCAACCTTGCTGTCGTCAGTCTTCTTTTTATCAAGTTCATCCCGCCGTTGCTGTTCCACCTCGGAAAGTTGTTCTTGCATCAAAGCACGTTGATAACCATAAGCACCTCCTTCATTATACGCCTTGACACGTTTTTGTAACTTGGCTGATTCCGCAGCATACTTTGACAAGGACATCATATCAAATATATTTATCTTGCCCTTGTTACGAATGGCATCAATTTGCCCGTTCAACTGATTAAGTCTTACCTTATCATTCTCTGCATCAATTAGTTTTAGTTCAGTTCCACTACCTAAAGTCTTTTCAAGAATCGCATCTATTTGCTCATAAACATTCTTTAAATGCTGAACACGTTCCTTGCTCTTCTCAATGGCTTTATCCAGTTTTTTATCGTGCGCTTGCGCAATCTTACCAATCCAATTAACGGCTTCTCCGGCTGCTGCGGCAATACCACCAACGATACCTCCTTTAGCAAATCCCTGACCGATATTTGAAATAGAGGTCATGGTATCTTGCACATTCCCCATAGAATCTGCCGCACCTTCATTTCCGAGAGCGTCAAACATATCAGACATCTGTCCGGCAAATGTTCCCACAAGCTGCGCACTTTCGGCAGCACTTTCTCCAACTGCTGCCAATTTTTCTGATAAATCTCTATCATCATCAGCATCATTCGAGAACAGGTCTTTGATGTTTTTTGCAAGGGTAGCGAAAGGATTTTTATTCAATCCTTCCTTGTACAAATCATGGATAGCCTTTTTCAACTTTTCTATTTGGGAATACTGCCCGGACACATCTACACGATTACCGTCCGAATCATTATACCAAGATGTGTATGCAACAGGCTTCCCATCTTTGTTCTTCGTTATTTTAGCATTATCAACTATCTGCTGTGCAGTCGTTGAGGCTTGCTGTATCTGACCGTATGATTTATAAGTCTGATCTCCAAATATTTGTTCCCATATCGGAAGAAGCTCAAGTAATTGCCCTTTCAACTTTGCCACTTCTTCTTTATATTCAGTAAATAGGGCTTTCTGACCGGGAGACATACCATCTTCATTCCCGAAAAGCTCTCCGCCATCACCGATAAAGCCTCCGGTTAGCGGAGCATACTTTTCACTCAAATCACGTATCTTTTCAGCAATGGATTTATACTTGTTGATAGCCGTAACTTCTTTCAGCTTTATTTCCAAGCTGTCCTTTTCAATAGAGTCTTTGGCTTCTTTCCACGCTTTAAAGAATTGCTTATACAAAACACCTTCCTTGCCTCCCAATGCTTCGGTAGCCTCTTGTTCAGTGAAAGTGAAAGGAACATAAATACCTTTCTCTTCCATCTTTTTTTGTAGAGAATCTCTTAATTCTTCAGACTTCTTTTCATAGTCCGTGACCGCACCAAAGGCATATACTGAAGCCTCTTTCTTACTTGCTCCTGCATTAAGAAGTTGCTGGTATATATTCCACTTTTTTGTTGTATCCGAAACAAATTTCTCTATTTCCGATATGGCTTTTTGAAGAGATTCTTTATCTACCTTTGCTGCAAGGTCAATGTTATAGGTATATGCACTTTCAGTCAAAGAACGCCTATCTTTAGTTTTGTCCCCAGATTCTTTCAATATCTTCTCCACTTCTTTCCGGGCATCTATGGAAATAGATTCTATTGTCGAACCTTTGAACAAATCAGCAGCAAAGAGTCCGCTTTGCTTTGTACGGAAAAGAGCTTCAGCCTTACCATAAGTATCGCTTAATTTTTCATACATGGACATGAAATCTTTGACTTGTTTAAAGCGTTCCTTCAACGCTTCCAATGCCAGGTCTTTTTTACCCAAGTCTTTTCCGAAATCATCCTTATCTCCTTTATTAAGGAAATTCTCTCGTATAGCCTTATAGAAGCCATATACAGCTTTCGCTTCATTTATAGCATCTGTGTTGTTCTTGATACGTTCTGCCGCTTTTACTGCTAATGCAGCCTCTTTTACCTTGTCGTCCAAAGCCTCCACTATCTTTTCATCAGAAGTCATGGTTTCAAGCTCCTTATCAGTAAACATTTGTATAGGCTTACCTTTCACCATACCTCCCGGCTTTACTGCAAGTTCTTCTTGAAACTTCTTTATCTTTCCAGCCAATGAACCATATAACACTTTCTCCGTATAACCAACAATAACAGGTTCTATTTGGTACTCTACTGTCAGAATTTGTGTGCCCAACATACGCTCAATCTCCGGTGTCATACCTTTGATTTTACCGAGCATATCATTGATTAACATGCGGAGAGATTCAACTTGTGCTTTCGTAAGGTTTGAAAAATCCCATCCTTTGGCTTCCAACTGATTTCGCACACTGTCGGCATAAGTTTTTAAATCAGGAAGAACATCATTATTCAAGATACTCATGGCATGTGCATTTTCATAAGCAAAAGCCGCTAATGCTTTCGAGGCTGATAATGAAGATTTATTCAATGAAGAAGATACATTAATCCATGCGTTCTTATATACGGTCATTATCCGAATTTGGTCTTCCAATGCCTTCCCGTCAATAGCCTTTGCAAACTTAGCATCCCCTTTCGCAGCTTCTTGTATGGCGTTGCTTATCTCTATGCGATATTTACCAATACCTATCAACTCTTTATTGGCATCAGCCAAAGCATCCAAGTAGTCCTCAATATTCTCAACTAATGAATCATCGAACCACCCATCGGTTGCCTCATTTGCGGTTTCGCCAACTGAACGAATATCATTCAGAATCTTGTATGCTTCTTTGGCATCCAACAAAGCATTGCGCAGGAAGATATACCTCTCTGCCAAATCTTCAATACTATCAGCTTCCTTGAAGATATTGTTCACGTCAGGAGTATAATCTTTCAGAACTTCCTTTATTTCTTTAATGGCGGTTATCAAACCATCTCCATTTAATTGCACTGTATCTATTCCGTTGAACTTCTGAAGTTGCTTTTCCAAGTTCTTATAACCTTCCTGTGCTGTTTTGGAGAGTTCTTCGATACGTTGTTTCATATCTTCACTCTTCTGTTCCATCTTTTGCCAACCACTCATAATAAGAGCTAATCCGGCAAATATGGCTGTATATGGGTTCCATACAAGAGACTTCAACGCAAGTCCAACACTTCTTATCCCGGCTCCAAGAGAGTACATCATTACGGTGTAACGGCTCGTACTAAGAGCAGCTTTCATTTCAGCCTTTGTTATGCCTAATAACTGGGCAATATGTCCGGCTTGTCCAGATTTTAATTTACCCAATGCCATTAAACGCAAAGCGTATTCTTTGGTAAGTTGCCCACTTGATGCAATTAATTTCCAGTCAGAAGTGCTCATTGTTTTACTGGATGCAATCACCCCTTTTTCAGCCGCGTTCAATGTTCTGTAACTTTGAGCAACTATCAAATTGGATGCGGCTTTCTGTTTCAAAGCAAGGGCACTTTTGATAAGCAATACATTTTCTTGTCCCATTGCCCGGTTTACAGCAAAAGCAGCTACACGTTGGCTCCCAAATGCAATAACCGCAGCTTCGATTACCGGAACAAGAGATTGCCAGTTTGAGGTCAATTCAGTAAGCATCTCTGCGGTTCCTTTCAAAGTACCGTTCATAGATTCTGCCATGTCAGCCATCATAATGTCAATAGCATCTCCCAAGTTCTTCCACTTCGCACTTAAAGATTCGGAAAGAACTTCCTGCATATTATGGAATTTGCCGCCATCATCAGTCATTCCCCACAATACATCTTTCACGTCCTCGAAAGAAACTTTCTTTTTGGAAATCATATCAATGACTTCCCCGGCACTAATTACGCGATTTTCGAGCTTACTGAATTTATCTGCCAACGCTTCAACCATCGGTATTCCAGCTTCAGTAAACTGCCGAAGTTCCTGACCGCGAAGGAAGGCAGCACTACGAACTTGACCGTAAGCCAAAATAATGCGTCCCATATCCACGCCGACACCCGCCGAAATATCTGCAAGACGTTTCGTAGTTTCATACAGTTCATTATAAGGTATGGAGAAGGCTTTTAGCTGTTTGGTATAATCGTTCAATTCCCTGACACCAAAAGGACTGACAACAGCTAAGTTTTTTATACTGCCAAAAATTTCATGTGCTTTTCCGGCATCATTAAGCATTGCGCTCAATGCAAGTTCTTGCTGTTCAAACTCACCGCCAATATCAACAAGACCTCTAATGAAACGTTCCAAAGTATATATGGAGTACAGACCAAGCATTTGATTTGCCAATTCACCTGTAATACTAAGTTGGCTTCTCATAGCTCCGTTCATGTTCAATGTTGCAGAAGCATGGGCACGGGCAGCATTTGCACTGCGTTCACGAGCAGTAGCCAATCCCAGTTCGGCTTTAGCGGCTGC